GTTAATTGTGTCCCACTGGTTGTCACGCAACAAGCCTGATGACATATCCAATGGTGATTGGGCACGCATGTGCCCATACATCATCACCATGGCTTTCGTCAGGAGTGCAGAGGAAGTTGAGGCTAGGAGGTTGGCTTCAATGTTCCCGCTGGAGATGGATGCCACATAGTGGTGCCGTGTTGCGCTGAAAGGATGTGAGGCAGTTGTGAGACTGTCTCATGATTCAATCAGGATCACCCGCAATTACGGAGTGGTACGATCACGCAAATTCTTTGCTTGTGTGGACAGTTTTATGTCCCAGAACATTTTTGTGTACAACAACTCATGCAGTGTTATGTTGCGGGCGCTAACTGAGCGGTTGTACTTTGTTAAAGGCAAGGATGGGTTTGTCCCTTGCCCTAAACCTACCCGTAGTTTTGCCGAGCTGCGGGGATTTTTATTGGCCCTTGTGCGTGCTTATCCTGGCGAAGCAACTGTCTGGACAAATGAACAATTTGTACAGAGCTATACAGGCGCTAAGTTGGTGAGGTATGCGCAGGCTGTAAGGACGCTGGCCATTCACGGGGTTAAGCGGTCTTACGGGTATTGGTCTACATTTATTAAGGCAGAATTTTACAATGCAACAAAGAAGGTTGACCCTTGTCCAAGGTTGATTCAACCTAGATCCTCCATGTATAATGTGCTGATTGGTAGGTATCTTAAACCTGCCGAGAAGTGCATATATAAAGCCATTGACCGTGTGTTTGGTCACCATGTTGTTTTGAAGTGTGATAACATGTGGAAACGAGCTGCCACCATCAAGCAGTACTGGGGCCAGTTTAGGACACCCTGCTTTGTTGGACTTGACGCATCAAGATTTGATCAGCATGTATCCAGTGAGGCTCTTGAATTTGAGCATTCTTTGTATAACATGCTGTTTAAGTCTGAGGAACTTGCGGAGTATTTGAAGTGGCAAGTCAACAATGTGGGGTTTGCAAATATGGCTGATGGTACTATAAAATACACTGTTGATGGTGTGCGTGGATCAGGTGATATGAACACAGCATTGGGAAATGTTGTGATCATGTGTGCCTTGTGTCACAATTATCTTAGCAGCATGGGGGTCAAATATAGGTTTATTAATGATGGTGATGATTGTGGAGTGTTCATTGAGGCAGATGATGTTGGCAAGTTGGACGGATTGCCAGCTCACCATCTTGGGTTTGGGTTTGAGATGACTGTGGAGGCTCCGGTGTATGAGTTGGAACATGTTGAGTTTTGCCAGTGCCACCCTATTGATTGTGGTGGGGATAATTGGATGATGGTGCGCAACATTCATAAGTGCTTGGAGCAGGATATGATGTCACATGCTGTCACCGATTGGAACCAGTACGCAATCAACATGTGTGCTACTGGTATTTGTGGGTTGGCCCTGTACGAGGGCATGCCTGTTCTCGACAGCTATTACCGCAGTTTTCTCAAATTCACATCAAAGCGAACGCAGGTGGACAAGGTTCTTGAGCAGGCTTGGTCTGGTACTGGACGGACTTGGCGGTTATTTGCCAGTCAGAAGCGTCCCTTTTCCATTGAGCTAGCTACGGCCCGTGCTAGCATATGGAAAGCATATGGTGTGTTGCCAGATGCCCAGATTGAGCTTGAGGCACGTTACCGGGCCTTTCAAGTTCCCCACTTGAACAAGCAACCATTGCCCTTTGATTCCACATCCGCTTACAGATATTACCATTAATATGGCTAAGAAAACCAAAACCAAGACGCCTGTTAAGGTTAAGTCCACTGGCAATTATGCCAATCCTTCCAACCGACCTGTAGTTGCTCGAAACCGGGCACCTGTCATGTCCTATGTCCCTGATGGAGTTATTGTGTCCAACACTGAGCAACTTACTGGTTCTGTCATTAATGCTGATGGAACTGGTACTTTGCAGAAGAACACATACTTCTTGACACCTGCATCTACTGTTGAGTTTCCGTGGTTGAGCCGCATTGCTAGGAATTACAGTAAATATAGGTGGAAGAAGTTGTGTGTTTCTTATGTACCGTTTGCACCCACTACTTTTCAGGGTTATTATAGCATGGCAAGTGCTTATGATGCCGAGGATGCTCTGCGGTTTCGTACAGCGCCAGGTGGATTTGCCATCTCCAATCAGCCGCAATTTTCCATTGGACCGTTGTATGCTGGTGGGGCGATCTCTTCCAATGAGGACCATTTAGGCCAAGGAAATTGGCATGGGATTGAGTTTGACTTGTCCCATAATGCTCACCAGTGGAAGTTGATCGACCCAGGAGTTCCATTGACTCTTAACTCTGGAGATGAGGCACGCCTTAATCAGGCCTGTGGTACATATGCGCTGGTACAGTACCAGGGTCCCGATAATGGGGGCCAACCTGTTACTGTTGGAGCTTTGTATGTGACATATGAGATAGAGTTTACGCAGCCAGCTGTCCCTGAGCTGAATGTGTAAATAAAGTTTTGGGGTTGGTAGGGTCCGGGAGTAACACCGTGAAGACCAGGTTGGGGAACCAGGTTAACAACTGATCGGTCGAGGCTCCAGACTAAGGCTGGCATCCTTTGTAAGACTGCCAAACTGTTATCCAAAATTGTGGAGTCGTGACCACAGGGCCTGGATAGCGGATAGTGTTGG